ATATGATTGTAAGTTGGTTTGCAGAACCCGTAAATGCAGCTATGTACACTCCCGCGCTGGCTACGATGCCATCATCCGGAATGTTCATAACGTGATGACCCACGGGAAATGTTTGCGTAAGCAGAACATCTCCACTGGCGTCCCCGTTCTTGATCGTAAACGCACCCGCGGCAGCAGCGTAAATAACTACTTGACGGAGTCGAGAACGAGTCGGGCCAACAATCGCTGCCGTTGTTCCTTGAACCCAATTATATGCTGTTACTGGACCAGCCATAAAAGTCTCCTATTAAGGTTGAATAGCCGTATTAAACGCTTGAGCATACATCACTGTTATAACAACTGATCCCGCATTCGTACCTGCGCTTGAGGTAGCTGTTAATTTCAAATCAGATGTACCAGTGTTTTTCCATGTAAGTGTACCACCGCCAGAAGCACCTAACGCTTTAATGCCTACGGTAGTTCCAGAAGCAACCGCATTAACGAGCGATGATGCGCCTCCTACAGTATCACCAACACTAATATTTGTCGTGGTGTTAGCCGCCACTTCTAAATCAATAATTATATCTACGATTTTTGAGTTGGCAGGGATTACTACATTTGTGGCTTCTGCTGCGACAGCGCCGCCAGAAATATCCATTACATGTTGTTGAGTCATTACAACATAACCTACGTTTGCTATGTCTGACCCAACAGTAGTGCCCGTTGTGTTGCGAATGTTACCAGCCCGAATAGGACCTGAAAAAGTTGTCGTACCCATGTTGATCTCCTGTCTGGGTTAGTCAGCCGCACCATGCGACTGTCAGGGATACCAGAACAATACAGGAGAAATAGAAAAAAAGAAAGGGGCTACCGAAGTAGCCCCCAGTTTGGGAGGAGGTCATATGAAACCCTCCCGAACTATAGCACAGATTACGCTCCGGGGGAACCGAATACGCAACGTGGGTCGCTAAAGCCGAAGCTGTAACGCTCACGCGCTTTAAAGCGCATGTTGCCTGTGTCGAAGTCTGCTTCCATGTTGGTAGACAGAGGAGTACGCTCAAAGTGGATCATTCCACGAGGCGCATCCGTCATGATGAAGAACGCATCAGGGTCCGTCAGGAAGTCGTTAACGGCATAACCGTTAGGCAACATTCCCATAGAACGAATCGCGTTCGTATCATTGTCTGCTGTTCCAACACGAAGGTTTGAAACCATCAAGCGTTCTGCAATAAATTGCAGTTGACGCGGGATGAGTAGCTTTGTGCCACGAAGTGCAACTTTCAAACCACGCTCATCAACAAAACCTGCGATATTGATAAGGGCATCTTCAAGAGATGTCTCGTTCAAATCCGCAGCTACTGCTGGTTCGTTGGCAAAAGTACCACCGTTAGTTAACGGGTGATCTGTCGCACAAAGCGCAACACCGTCACCACCAGCAGAAGCGCCAGCAGTAAATGCGTTGTTAAGAACCGCAGCGGCCTTAACTTGCTTTGTGTGAGCCATTGAACGAGCCAACGCACGAGTATAACGCGAACCAAGACGATCATACAGATTGTCTTCGATAGCTTCCTCAGTGATTGAGAATGCCAACGCAATAGTTTCGTGGTTGTAACGAGCAGTGTACGCCTCGTTAGCGTCGTCAAAGTTGACAGAGGAACCTTCCGATTTGGTAGGTGCCGCTCCGAACCCACTCAACATAACTTCCTCTTCGAATGCTCGATCAGAAGATTCTGTTGTGTAGATCTCCGCGTGTTGGTTTTCGTACCGATTGTACTCCATACCAAACAGCGCGTTGAGGCCCGGTTCTAGCTCTTTCGCTAGTTGTGCGCGAGAAATAGCCATTCTTTAGACCTCCTTAAACGCCAGTAGTCGACGGAGTACCAGCAACAATCGCACCGTTGGCGGAGTTGAAGCTGTTATTCAATCGAACAATTACAGGGATACCAGCCGCAGTAAAGTCTGCATTTTCTGGGTCATCTTGGATGCCCATGATACGCAGTTGCAATGCAGCAGTGGCGGCGATTGTGCTAACACCCAACTTAGCAGATGAAATACCAGAGGCCGTAGAGCCTGAAGTACCAGCCGCAAAGTTTGCGTTTGCGAACACATGTCCACGCGCAGTTGCTTCGCTAGTCAGTGAAGCGTCTGAGCAGATAACAAATGTCTGCATTGGGTTGTCATACACGAAGGCTTTGACGGGATGATTAGAATCCGCGCCTGAACCGGGCCAGTAGTTTGAGAAAACTTTCTCACCAGTGGTCGACGATACATATTCGCATCCCCAGAACACACCAAGTAAACCTACCGTTCCACCAGCAGCCGCGCCAACAATATCAATAAAGCCTGTTGACAGCGGTATTACGGGTGAACCTTGGTAAATCGCGTTAGTGTTTCCAGAGGCAATACGATACTCGGTCGCACCAGTGGTGTTTGCAGCCTGACCGACTACACCAATCGGACGAAGTCCGAAGGCACCGTTAGTGTTTGCCATTGTAGCAATCCTCTTTCAATTAGTCGGAGTCTCTACGAGAACCTCCGAACGATACACGACTTTGCCGACTATTACTTATCGGCATAGAAGGATGTTGTTCCTTCATAAGGTCCTGATCTACAGCAGTCATTTGTTCGCGGGTTCTGCCCCCGTAATATGCAGTTCTTTCTGCTACTGTTTCAACAGGTATACGGCACAGCATCAGTCCGCCTTGTCCTATTACGCCCTCGTAACGACCATCGTCGATAACGGGAGCTTCATAGTTTGGATATTCATCTTTCCGGACAGGTTCCCATCCTTCTCGTAGCTTGGCATTGACATTCATTTTGTCTTCCTCACCACGCATTGCAACTCGTATCCAACGATGCACAAACCCCTCTGGGGCATCAGGTGCTGCAAGGTGACTGGGCGGCGCCCAGGGTTTTCTGCGCGAGTCTAGTTCGCGTGTTTCGCTTGCGCGAGATTTTCTGTCAGTCATATCATTACTCCTTCACATATTGTGCATATTCTTCAAGCGGTACGTTCAGACGTTTCGCCATCGCAATTTGTGATGGTGATAGTTTCACCGACCTGCGCCCTGATTTTGCTGTACTGCGAGTTGCTGAAGCGCCAGCAGGTGCGACCTGTGCTCCACTCGATTTCGACGTTTTGAACTTGTGCGGAAACTCCGAACGCATTCTACGATCAACTTCAGTATAATACTCATCGGCTGTCGGGTCAAACCCTTCTTCTTCAACTAGCTTGCGATGAATACCAAACGCCGCATAAGTCATGACCTCGTCAGTCCCAAACCAATCGTTCTTTTCCGCCCAACCTTGGGCTTTCGGATCGGCTTTAGGGGCTGGCTGCTGCTGTTGCTGCTGCTGCGGGGCCATCTGTTGCTGCGGTATTTCTTGTTGTGGAGGAGGAGTTCTATCAGACCTTTGCTTGGCTAATCTCAAACGCTCCTGCTCAATAGACATCTTAGACAATGACTCTTGAGCTTCCAACATCTTCTCGGTGTCACCACCGTCATACGCCTCACGGTAAAGCTTCTTTGCCGCCGCAATCTGCGTGTCCAGACGAGTGCCATACTCAGCAAGATAACCCTTGTCCAAGTTCTGCATGCGGGTCTTGAGGTTAGTGTTTTCGCTTAAAAGCTGCTGCGCCATGCGTACAGCTTCTTCCCGATCACGTTCCTCTTTACGGTACTTTTCCGTCAGTTTCTTAATTCGATTCTGGACCTTACTACTGTAATTCTCCAGTTCATCGTCTCCACCGCTCTCGTTCTCGTTCTCAACTTGAACTTTCGCAGCGGCTTCTTCTTTTTCGGGTTCTGTAGATTCAATCTCTACTTCAACGCCAGTGTCCTCATCATCAAGGACCTCTTCATTTTCCTGTGACATATATTTCTCCTAAACGTGCTTAATGTCGTCAGGCTCTAAAATTGTGGCAATCACTTCGTCATCATTTATAATGCGAACCTCTCCACCATCAATCTTGAACCTGGATCCGGCGTACCGACCAATGCATACCCACGCACCCTCTTTGCACCAAGGCTCACACTCCGGTCCAAATTTATTAGGGTCTTGATATGCTAGGGGGCCAACCTTGAGAACGTATGCTACAACCGTAGCAACCGCTTCTCGGTCCCGAACCTCATCAGGAATATATATACCACCCTGCGTCTTGGTTGCGCCCTGATAAGGCATCACCAACACACGCCAGCCTGTAGGCTGTGGCAGTCGTTCTGTAAGGGGTTTATCCAAAAGAGAAGGGTCAAGCACCTTTTCTTTGGCATCTACATATGCGCTTTCAACAGGACTAGAGTCGGCAGAAGCCTCCTTCTTTTCCTTGTTCATTTTCTGCGCGACATGTTCAGGAAGATATAAAGTCTTCGACATCGTCAGCGTGTTTCTCCAGCAGGGCTTTTAATTCCTCACGAGCGTAGGTCAGGCCCCGTATCTCACCTACCATGAGTTTATAGTGCTCCCAGTCTTTGGCAGCATCCATTCCCAAAGCACTTGCAATATCTTGTTCGCGCTCTCGTAGTAGCTTATACATATATTTCGCGAAATCAACACCGTCCATTAAAGAATATCTCTTTCTGAACCTTCGGCGTTAGCTGTTATCGGTCCGCCGGACACCCAATCTTCACAGGTGTGATCCGCGCTGCACATAAATTTGTATATTTGACAGTAACCTGTGTCACCAGATTCGTCCCCAATACACTCCATCATGTCTTCGGTTTGGTTATACGCACCGCAGTTTCCGCAAATCTCGGTCAGCATAAATCCGCCATCATCTGCGGGATCACGATAACTTGCTTCATCCACAGCGTACATCTTGTTAACGTCGTTAACCTCAATGTCCTGCGTAGCTACTGGGCAACTAGGACCATCGTCGTCACCGCCCTGCATCTTATCTACCGGAATACCATCCGGTAGAATGCTGATCGAAATAATTGGCATCAGTACAATGTCCCGCCACCAAAGCCACTTGTCTGGGCTGCTCCGCATCCGCGAGCTTTAACTTCCCCGCCGAGTGCGAACTTTTTAGTAAGATTATCTCTAGTAGAGCCAGATCCAGTATCGGTTGCCCCCATTCCGCGGGTTGACCCTTCCGACATGTTAACCTGCTCATCAGCTAAAGTGTTTGTTCTTGTAAGAACCTTACTTTTACTATCTTGATACGGAGTCTGAGGATCCGAAGGTATAGCAGGCGTTTCGGGCAGCTTTTTCTTCTTCTTTTTAGCTCTTCTGCCGTACTTTGCCGTATTGTTGCGACCCTTCTGCGTATTGTAACGCGAAGTAGGGTTTTTCTTATCATCGCTTGCAGCTTCAGACACCGCGTCTTCGATTGCCTTTTCTGTGTTTTTTGAGATCATAACACGCTCCTAATCTATCAGTTCAAAATGTGGACCATCGATAAACGGACGACGCCCCTGTGATCTGCGCAAGTCTATATACGCATTCATTGCTTCTTCCATTGTACCTTCCCACTTGCGAATGTCCATTGGATACGACATCTCAGGTGTGCCCCACGCTGCACCCCAACAAATAGGAACGTTTAACTGTATCGCCGCTTCTTTAATTGCATCTGCAAGATCATCATAGACAGACAGTTCCCAACTCGCCCTGCCATTTATGTAGGCCATGATATCGAAAGCCTTACCCTCAAGGTGCTTGGACTTCATGGTTTGACTGGCACCCTTGTCAACAAGCTCCTTCTGCTGCTCAATAGTTCTCATGCCCTGCACCACACCAAAGTCTGTCTTAGTCATGGTTATCGCCATTTTGATCACCGCCTGTAGTCGGTCATCAATGCCCTCAAGCCGATCAAGGCTGCGCCTACTTAACTTAAACTCGCTCATGTTACTTCCTCTTAAAAAAGGCTTGCGCCCCACGCACACCGAAACTGGCTGAAATTGCAATTCCAAGGCTGTAAAAATACCAGTCCGGAGCTTTGGAAAGCTGCGCAAACCCACGGTCAACCCAACCTTCCGCGCCCGGAATCCAGCATAAAATCAATGGAATAGACAGGATTACAACGAACCATTCGTCCTTCCAACTGGATTTCGCGCCTTCTGCCATGATGCGCTCCCAGTCGGCCACGCTTGTCTTTTCAGACAATAAAATCTGGGCTTTCGCCTTCGCCTCAGTGAGCTTTAGCTCCGCTGCGGCAGCGTTTTTATCGGCTTTGCCTTGCAGCCATGAGCCTGCAAGATTGGCTATTGGACCTAATGCCGCAGTAAAG